GGTCGGCGACTGCCTTGATCATCGGCCCCGCTTCCTCGCCCATCGCCCTCGATACGTCCAGGAACGCCCTGGTCACGTCCTCCAGGGCTTCACCCTCCAGGCCCATCTCGGTATTGATATCGGCGATAGCCGCCGATACTGCCGCCGCGTCCTGTGGGACGGTAGCCCAGACGTCCTTAAAACTCTGCGTCAGCCCCTCAAGCTGCTCCCCAGACGCACCAGTGCCAGCGGCGATCGTATTGGTCGCTTCTTGATATTCCTGACCGAGTTTCGCCGCCGCTCCAGCGGCCAGGGTTAGGCCGCCAGCGGCAACAGCTACGCCCTTCATCGCGGACTGGAACTTCGCGCCCATGCCCTTGACGTTCTTCTCGGCCTTCTTCGTGTCGGCGTCGACCGTTATGGTGACTGTATTAGCCACTCGATTCGTCCTCGACCTTGCCCTCGCCTACGATTGCCAGCATCCGCAGTATCCCTACGTCCTCGCCCATAATCTCGGACGGCAGACAGCTATACCTCTGACAGAGACCGTCGACGATCTCGGCCAGTTCCAACTCCATCGGCTTCGGGATCGCCGAGCCGTCCCGATAGGTGCCGCCCCGGACAGACTTCCATCGTGCTATTCCGAGGCTGAGGCTTCCCCCGCAGTCGTTGCGGCCTCAGTCCACGCACCCAGGATCGCCGTCCCCAGAGACGGCGGCAGGGCCAGAAACCCCTCCGCGTCGGCGGTGAGTACCCTGCCGTCCTCGTCCTCAAGGTTCCAGTTTTCAAGGATTTCGTCCCCGAACATGCAAAATGCCGCTCGGAGGTGTTCTGGGTCGGCGTTCCCGGCCAGCATTTGGAGGTCGAGAAACGTCTTGAGGTCGACGTCCAGCCGGGTCTCGACATGGAGTCCCTCGTAATCGGGATCGCTGAACTGGAGGATCGCCCGACGCCGCTGGATGACGAAGGGTTTGACGCCGTTGATGTTCTGGATAACCATTAGGAAACAGTGTTCCAGGCAGGGACGGTTCCGTCTGCAAGGTTCAAGCCAACCGACCACGTCAACGCCCCGTCTGTACCCCTGCTGATATTGTAGGAAGCGACTTGCATTTCCATCAAAAGCTGAGGGTTACCAGTAGTCGACCCGCCGACCTGTATCACTATCGAGCGAGTCCCTGTACGTGTTTTGAAAACGTCATGGCTCATGTTACTGGCCGAATTGAAAACACCGTTAAGCGACAGGTCAGAATCCGACATTCCTGTGATCCGCTCCCTCGCGGACTTGTCGAGGCCAGTGGTTTCAATAAGTTCCTGCGCGATATTTATGCCGTAATCAACGATGTCGTTGGTAATGGTACGGAGATTCCCGCCGCTGTCGTCCACCTTTACGATATCGCCCAAGCCTGTCTGCTTCGCCATGATTTCGCCCTCCTATAGTCGTGTGAATCCCACCGCAATCTTCGCGTTGCTAAACGTTCCCGTCGTTGTTACTTTCAGATACCGAGCAACCGTGCCGGACATCGTCAGCCGTTCTGATGTCGGGGCCGCAGCCGCCGCTACAGTTGAGAATGTAACCAGATCACTATACGTCCCGCCGCTAGAAGTAGCTGCCTGAACCTTTACGGTGACACTCCCAGAGGCAAGACTAAATAGCTGGAGATAGCCAGCACCTCCATTAGACGTTGCCGCACCACTGTCCACTACCGTTCCCGAACCAGCCGACGAATGGGTGTCGTCGTGGGCCGTTAGCATCTCCCCAAACTCGATTCCTGATCCGTTGGCCGAGAAGGTAGCGTTGGCCGCAATCGCGGAACCGGGAGCGCGGGTCACAGAGTACGTTCCTTGCTTCGACACCAGCGAGACCGAGGGATCGCCCACCGCTGATCCCATCGGGACGAGTACCTCCTGATCAGCCGTCGGCTGTTTGCCGCTGTTCGATGTCCAAACGGCGTGCTGTTTGCTGGAAGCATTGTCGAAGAACGCATCCACGCTTATCTCCCCGTCTACGATCCCTACGATCCGCTTCCGTGCAGACACATCGAGGGTCGTTACGTCGAGAAGTTCATTGGTATAGCCCAGACCGGACAGGGCATTGGCATCGCCGGACAGGTCGTATCCTTCGACGTAGAGCCGGACGTTGAGTCCATTTACTTTAGCCATATACCACCCTCACAATTAAACCGCTCTAAGAGCCTCCCAGGGGCCTCTACGGCGTGATCGTGACCTCGCCCAGTAGCTCCATCTCGTACGGGACGGTGACCGTCCGGAATACTCCGCCGCTCATATTCTGGTAGCCGACTGTTGCGGCCCCGACCGATGAGTCGGAGACGTTGCCGCCGAGGTCTGCGTCAGACCGGAGTTGACTATCGATCTGGTACATGGCGTCCCAGACCTCCTCCTCGATGCTCTCCCGCACGTCTGGGGCGTCCTGCATTCGGAAATAGGCCCGCACCATTACCGATACCCGCGACCCGATATCTCCCAGCGTCTCAAAATCATTCGTCCGACCCGTCAGCCAGTAGGCCAACACCGGCGTCCCTGAGATCGCCAGCGGCTCCCCTCTATAGACCGCCACGAACGCCGGGTCAGAGATCGCCGCGAGGAGAGTATCGATCTGGGCCAATGCGCCAGACCGACTCAATCGAAAGCCTCGATCAGGGCGTCCCCGATGTACTCCTCGTACAGTTTCGGGTTGTTCTGGATATGGTCATAGGCGTTTTGAAACATCTGGTAGCCCTTAAAGACCGAGGTCTTATTCCGGCTACCGATCCCCTCAATCCAGTTGGAGTAAATCAGGTTGGCCCCATACCGCGCTTCTCCGGCGTCGATCTGAACAAGATAGTCTCGCACTTTGGACGCTGAGATATGATTGCGGAGGTTGCCGGTAACCCGCCCGTGACCGGGATATAGCTGCTCCTTGACCTTGTTCGATCCCTCAAAGGTCGCGAGGTCGAGTAGTCCCCGGTTGACTGCCTCGGCGAATCCAAGACCGACCTGGGTCGGCTTCTCAAACATCGGCCCCTTGAGTTTGAAGCTAGTGGTAGGAGTCGGAGGCATTAGAAGAACACCCCGTTGGACGTGCCGGTCACCTGATACTGGCGGAGGGTCATCAGGATCGAATTGATCTCCCCAGCCGCCCCGCTGATCGCGGCCTCGCCGGAGCCGATAGTCGTGGCGGCTCCAAGGTCGCGGTCGCGGAACACGATCTTCGACAGGTCGAGACAAGCCTGGATGATCAGTTCTGGATAGTCGTATCGGTAGACCGTCGCCCCGCCGCTGTGAGTTGCCGCAGTCGTGCCATTAACGCCTCGCTCCACGGTGAGCGTGTTGCCGGAGATAGCCGTGATATATAGCTGTTCCGAGTCGATGAGGATGGTCTGCGCGGGGCCGAGATCGGTCGCAGATGTTACCGATGCGGAGGTCGCCGTCGTCGATGATATAGCGTCGGCGGTCGTCACGCTGACCGTGTCGGCGGTATAGCCCCAGGAGCCGAGGATCGAGAGGGTCTGCTGGCCGGCATCGAATCCCTTCGTCGTGTCCTCGTTCAGCTTCAATATTGTTTTCGGCGCGGAGTTGTAGGGCATCAGCCAGAAATCCGCGTTGTAACCCTCGGTGAGAGTCTCCGAGGTCGCCCGGTCTGTCCCCCCGTAAGCCGTGACCGTTGTAGGACTGACGATCCAGCCGTCCAGCGGGATCACGCCGGGAGTCGTCATCGAGGTCTTGATATCATCGGTTATCGCGACCGTCTGATACTGCGGAGAATCCCGCAGGCTACCCGTACCGATGTCATAGAATCGGGTCTCGGTCAGAGGCCCGAACGTACCCCCGCCGCAGTAGTCGTCGATCCGCCGGCTGGCCGCCTCTAGGATGCGCCGAATAGACCCCGCGTCAGACGTCCAGCCAGACGAGTAACTCGTCCCAGCAAGGTAGTCGCGGAGATCGTCAGCGGTCGCGTAGGTATGGCGAGTTGCCACTACTTATTCTCCGAGGTCTCGACCTGTTTGTTCTCCGCCGTCTTCCGGATTTTGAAGTAATCGGGATACCGCTTGAGGGTCGCAGCCGGGACGTCGTAGGTTTGCCCAGCCTCGTAGACCTCCCCGGTCGCCCCGAACGTCACGTTCTGCACACATTTCGCTCTAGGCATAATTATCCTCTCCGGCCAGGGCGTGAGGCCGAAGCCCCACGCCCCACCCGTCTAACGCCGCGCTATGCGGCTCTGGAAATCTTAAACGCTGCCGCCAGTCCGACCTGGCCGTCTCCCCGCCGTGAGGCGAAGAAGCCTACCTGATCGTTCTCCATGTAGAGCGAGTCATTCCTCCTTATCGTGAATCCGACCCGGTCGAAGATGTAATACTGCCTAAAATCACCGAAAATGGCGATCTTCTCGGTGCTGGTGATCGTCCCGCCCAAGCCGCTAACCACGTCGGTGTCAACCACTGGCCTGCCGAGGATGAAGGCCGACGGCGCAGCGGTGATATTTTCCACTCCAGTGACGCCGTTCCCGGTTACCTGAATCTGGTTGATGAGGCTGTTGATCGCCGACTTCATCACCCAGGTCGAGTTCGCCCGGTGCTGCGCCTCCAGGGCGTAGAACGTGCCGATAAGGTCGGCGACGACCACTGAGGTAGATCCGGCCATCGTGTAGAAAGCCACGGAAGAGTCGCTCAATATCCCAGCGTATTGAGTGCTATTGTTACCGGAAATAATTCCGACGTCCTCGAACCGACCCGCCGACTCTTGGAATATCTGAGTCAGCAATGCCGGGAGGTTTATCGCGGAATCCTCTAGCAACTCGCGGGTCACTTTGACCAACCCGCCGGATTTCTCCAGCGAGAAGGCGACCTGTCCCACGGCCT